CGAGCAGCGACGCGACGGGCGACGCGAGTCAAGCTGGGCAAAATGGAAGGTACTTCCAGGGGGTTGGACGTGCGGGCTTCCCTATCCGTCGCCAGGGACTTTTGCGCGCAAGCGATGCAAACTGGACTTACTACTACCTGTGACGAACTATGAAAATCCGCGACAGAATCAAGGAATTGCGGCGGGTACCGGCGTCGGAGTTGATTCCGAATCCCAAGAACTGGCGGACGCATTCCAAGCAGCAGCAGGATGCGCTGAAGGGGATTCTGGCGGAGGTTGGAATCGCCGGGGCTGTGCTGGCGCGAGAGACGCCGGACGGGCTGATGCTCATCGATGGGCACATGCGCGCCGTCACCGATCCGGGGGCCATCTGGCCGGTCCTCGTGCTCGACGTCAACGAGGCCGAGGCAGACAAGATCCTCGCGACCTACGATCCAATTGCCGCGATGGCGGACGCCGACGCGCTGAAACTCGACGCGCTGTTGCGGGATCTTGACGTAGGGAACGAGTCGATTCAAACGTTGCTGGCGGACCTGGCTGCGGATGCTGGGTTGTACAAGGAGCTGGATAAGCTCGCCGGCGAAACGGCGGAAGACTCTGCAGACCCGGCCGACGACGACATTGCCGAAGAAGAGCAGGCGGCTGAAACGACAGTTGCCGGGATGTACCAGGTCGCCGTGGAATGCGTCGACGAGGAAGAACAACAGCGGGTCTACGAACTGATGACCCAAGAGGGCTACACGTGCCGCCTGTTGAAACTGTAGTCGGCGACCTGAGAGCCGCGGAATTCCGCGCGGAATTTTAATGGACGCCAAAATACAGCAGACCATCGAAACCACCAAGCCGATCCTCGATCGACCGCCCGCGGTCGATGAGCAGTTGGGATTTCGGACGCGGTTTTTAGCGCAGAGCCAGAAGGAGGTGGCTGATTTTTTTGGCGTCAGTCTCGACACGATCAAGAACTGGGCCAAGCAGGGGATGCCTGGCAAACCGAGTCAGTATCCGCTGGATCTGATTGCGCAGTGGTTGCGCACGGAAGGACCAGGGAGCCGCCGCGCCAAGCTGAGCGAAGAAGAACTGCTGCTTGGGATGAGCAGCGATAGCCCGCAACTCGAACGCCTGCGAGCAGCCAAGGCTGAGGAGGCGGAGCTGAAGGTGGCACTGATGAAGGAAGTGCTAATCGACACGACCAAAACACGCAGCCTGTTTGGCCGCTGGGGTTCGATCCTGCGGCGGCTGGGAGAACGACTCGGCAAACGCTGTGGCAACGAAGCCACGATCATGCTCAACGCGGCACTCGATGAGTGCGAGGACCTTCTAAAACATGAGCTTCGAGACGATCAAGAACCTAGCAATGGGGACGGGTTTGGCAGCGCTGAGCAGCCTGCCGACGGCGTACAACCAGGCAGCGCAAAGTCAGGCGGTTCGGGAACTGCCGACGACGGCGCTAGCGCGTGAGCTGCGGTGGTGCCTGTCGCAAGCGCGGGCACCGATCATGCGGCCGATAGCGCAGTGGGTCGAAGAAGAGATCATTATTCCCAATGGTCCCTTTGCTGGTGAACCGTACCGGCACCATCGGCACCCGATTTCTAAGCTGTGGTTCGATGCGATCGATTCGGGAAATTGGTCCCGTTTTGCTGCGACGGGTCCGACGCAAAACGGTAAGACGCTGATGTGCTACGTCTTGCCAGTCATGTACCACCTGTTTGAAATCGGTGAGACGGTGGTCATCGGCTTGCCGAGCCTGGAAATTGCCAACGACAAATGGCAGGCCGATTTTCGACCGGTGATTGAGGCCTCGCGCTATCGCGATCTCTTGCCGATCAAGGGGGAAGGGAGCAAGGGGGGGCAGGTGAAGCGGTCGATCGAGTTTCGCAACGGCGCGACGTTGCGATTCATGACGGCGGGTGGCGATGACAAAAAGCGTTCTGCTTTTACTACCCGCGTGGTGGCGATCACCGAAACGGATGGTATGGATGTGGCCGGCGAAAGCAGCCGCGAAGCCGACAAGATCGAACAAATCGAAGCCCGAACGAGGGCCTTTGGTAGAACCGGCAAACGGATTTATTTGGAGTGCACAGTCAGCACGCCGGAAGGGCGGATCTGGCGCGAGTATGAAGGAGGCACCGCTAGCAAGATTGTGCGAAAGTGCCCGCACTGCGGTGAGTACGTGCTACCGGAACGGGAGCAGCTAGTTGGTTGGGAGAACGCGAAGTCGGAAGAGGAGGCTGCGTCACTGGCGGTGATTGTATGCCCCTCTTGTGCTGAACCGTGGGACGAAGATCAGCGCATCGCCGCGGCCAAGACGGCAGTGCTGGTTCACCAGGGCCAACAGATCGATAAGCAGGGTGTGATCACGGGAGACGCGCCGGAGACGCAGACGCTCGGGTTCCGTTGGAATCCCATCGACAATCCGTTTGTGACGGCGGCCGACCTTGGTGCCGAAGAGTGGAAATCCAAGCGGGAAAAGGACCGCGAGAACGCCGAAAAGAAAATGACGCAGTTCGTGTGGGTCCGCCCGTACGAATCGCCCGACGTCGAGCTGACGCCGCTGGATCCCGAAACGCTGGCCAAGCGCGGCAGCGGAATGAAACGAGGCATCGTACCGGTAGGCTGTCTGGGAATTGCCATTGGCATCGACACCGGCAAACGGGAACTGAATTGGGATGCTAAAGCGATCGGTGCCGATGGAGAGTCGCTTTGTGTGATTGAGTATGGCGAGCAAGTGGTGGAATCGGATCGGCTGGGGATTCGCAAGGCGCTGATCGAGGCACTACTAAAACTGAAAGCCTATTTTGACAGGGGCTGGGCGGTCGAAGGTGGGGGCACGATGGGACCGCGGCAGGTCTGGATCGACAGTGGTTGGCACGAGCATACTGACGCGATTTACGCCTTTTGCGCGGTGGCCAACAAGGACTTGCCCACCGGAGCGGAGTTGTATCGACCGTCCAAAGGTTATGGCGAGGGACAGAAGATTGGCCGCTACGTCTCACCGAAACAACGGAGCCGCGACATCCTGTTTGTCGGCGATGAGTTTCATATCAGCACTGTCAAACGTAATGGCAAGAAGTTGCCAGGCGTGCGGCTGGTACACATGAACAGTGACCATTGGAAGTCAAAGTTGCATCAAGGATTGATGCTCCCCGACAAACAACCGGGGGCGATTTGTTTGTACGACGTCGGTGATCCTAACGAGCACGCCGAATACATCTCGCAGTTGATGGCGGAAAAACAGGTCGAAAAGTTCTGTCCCTTGCGTGGTCGCGTGATCACCTGGGAACGGATGCACCGCAATAATCACAAACTGGATGCCGGCTACGCATCGACCTGTGCGGCGCATTTCATTCTGTCATTGCTGGCCACACCGGTGGTGACCAAGCCGGCTGCCCGACCGACCGCAGCGGATTTACTGGCGGCCGCAGAAAATAAGAGGCGTCGATGATCCCTCCAGGCGATCGACCAACTCCACAAGATTATCAGGCCCGAGCGCACCGGCTCGGCGCGCAGGGGCCGAGCTGTCCCAAATGTCGCTGGCCGCTGCTGGCTTATCGAACCAGTTCGAGCAGTTCACGCATCCTGCGCTATGAAAAGTGCCGCAATCCGAACTGCGAGGCCCGCTATCTGACTAGGCAGGAGCATCGGTCGATCATTCGCGAAGTCGATAGTGAAGCGAATGGCAGCCCGGCGGACTCCTGGGAAAAAGATTCCAGATCTGGAAACGATTGATGGAGCGCGCTTACATCGACTTGGTATTCTGAATCCATACCTCTCGCCAAGGCTGGCTTGCGTTGAATCGCGTACTCGCGACAAGAAACACAGGTCAGCTATGTCTAGCACGAACGATATCAACGACGCGATTGCGCGCAATGCCACCGGACCCAAGAAGGTCCAGGTTGGCAATCAAAGCGTTGAACAACATCCGGTCGCCGATCAAATCGCCGCCGCTAATCATCAGGCCGCCACGCAGGCAGCCATTCAGCCAGGGCTTGGGCTTCGCTTTCGCCAAATCACCCCTGTCTATCGCTAGTGCCTCGAATCCACCCATTAACCGGTGACACGATTGTCGCACGCCGCGCTGAACCTCAGCAGCCGCGGCCAGCGATCAGCGCTTACTTTGCGCCGATGACCGCGAATCGACGGGTTTCCAACCTGTCGTACGACGCCGCCCGATCGGGAAATGATCACGATTCCCATTGGTCGTTTGCCGACAGCAACGACGCCGACTCGGCGAACAATCGCCAGGTGCGGCAGACGCTGGTCAAGCGTTCGCGCTACGAACAAGGGAGCAACGGTTACTACGCCGGCATTTTGGCGACGCACACCAACATGATCGTCGGCAAGGGACCGACGCTGCGGATGCTGACGCAGAATCGAGAATTCAACCAATTGGTGGAACGTGAGTTCTATCAATGGACGCTGGACATCGGACTGCGTCGCAAGCTGTGGGCGATGTGCCACGCGCGAGTGCAGGACGGCGAGACGTTTGCAATCTTGCAGACCAATCCCCGCGCAAAAAACCGTGTGCAGCTCGATGTGACGCCGATCGAGACGGAGCAGTGCCAGACCCCCTGGGGTGAAGTCGCCGATCGGGGACGGGTCGACGGCATCTGGTTCGACGAATTCAACAACGTTCTCGCCTACGACATCCTGCTGGAACATCCGGGTAGTAATGCCATCAGCGTTGCCCAGGAGGCGATAACGGTGCCTGCTTCGCAGGTGATTCATTGGTTCAAGTTAAAGCGGCCTGGTGCCCACCGTGGCATTCCAGACATGACGCCAACGCTGAACCTGGGAGCCTCGCGCCGGCGACATTGTGAAGCGACTGTTGCCGCGGCCGAAACCGCCGCCGATATCGCGGCCATGTTGACGAGCACGTTGCCCTCCGGAAGCGACTCCGAGCCGGACCCCGTGGATCCGTTCAGCAGCATTCAATTCACCAAGCGAATGCTGATGGTGGCCCCGATGGGTTGGGACGCCAAGCAGATGAAGGGTGAGCACCCCAACGCCCAATACAACGATTTTCATCGCTCCTTGATCAGCGAGCAGGCCCGGCCGATTTCGATGCCGTTCAACGCCGCCGCTTGTGACAGCAGCACTTACAGTTTTGCCAGCGGCAAGCTGGACACACTTTGCTACCGGGCCGAACTCGACGTAGAGCGTTGCGATTGCAACGAGACAACGTTGGATCGAATCTTTGCCGCCTGGTTTGCCGAGTGGACGATCGTGGCCGACCGCCGCGACATTCCGCCAGCCCATCAGTGGGATTGGCCGTTGCACCCGGTGATTGACGCCGTGGCTGAAAGCAATGCCACCGACACCAAGCTCAAGAACGGTTCCACTTCGCTGCGGCAGGTTTATTCCGACGCCGGCAAGGATTTTGAAGACGAGCTGTCCGTGATGGCGGAGGACTTCTTCGGCGAAGCGACGCAAGAAAACATCGACAAAGCCCGGCAGATTCTGGTGCTGAAGAACTGCCCACAAGCCACGCTGCCGTTCGTGGCGCAGATCCTCGGACTCGCGACGGCCCCCACCAATTCAACTGCACCCAACGCGCCAGGAGTTCAGGCCGATGAGCCGATCCCCACGCCAGCCTAAGTCTCGGCAGCTGCAAGCAAAATTGGCGAGCACCGTTGTCAGAACGATGGCCCTCGAGTCCGTGCCGGTCACGCTGCAAGCTGCCGCGCCCGTGGAGGGCGAGTCCCAGCCAGGTCCAGCGAAGTTTCAAGCGATTGCCTACAGCGGGCAGACCGTCAGTCGCCTCACGTCCAAGCCGATGCTCAAGCACGACTACGTGCTGGACCTGAAGGGAATGAGCGTGGACCGGAGTGTGATTGGGAATCTGGATCACAAGGCCGACCAGCGCACGGGGCATGCGGACAACGTCCAGATCGACGGCAAGCAGGTGCTGATTGAGGGTGTGCTGTCGGCATCGACGCCGCATCGCGATCAGGTCGTGCAAAGTTCGAAGGACGGCTTCCCTTGGCAGTTGTCGATCGAAGCCGAGTTACAAAATCCGCGACTGCTGAAGGCAGGCGCGACGGAAGTCATCAATGTCCGCACAGTCAGCGGTCCGCTCTACATCGTCGGTAAGAGCAAGCTCACCGGCTACGCCTTTGTCTCGCACGGTGCAGACTCAGGAAACCAGGTCACCATCGCGGCGGCTGCCGCAGGAGAAAACGAAATGAATGAGTTTGAAAAGTTTCTTGTCGCCTGCGGTGTAGACCCAGAGACTGCCTCGGACGCACAAAAGGCCACGCTGCAAGCGGCATTTGATGCGCAGGTTGCCGTCAAGACCAAGCCTGCCACGCGCTCCGCTAACTCGTTTGCCGAGTTGGCCGAAACCGAACGCCGGGATAATGAGCGCTGCGAAAAGATCAAGTCGATGGGCCACTTGGCCATGAAGGATAATCCGAACTACATCGACCAGATCGAGCATGCCGTCTCGAATGCCATCGGCGAAAAGATGGACATCGATCGGTTCGAGCTGCAGTTGCTCCGTAGCCTGCGCTCGACGACCGGCACCTTCCAAACGGCCATGCATCACAAGGTCGACGACACGGTCACCGTGGCGGCGATCTGCATGTCGGCCGGTCTGCCCGATATCGAAAAGCATTTTGAACCAAAGATATTGGAGGCGGTTGATCGCCACAAGATGCGCGGTTACGGATTGCAGCAGTTGTTGCTGCGAACCGCCTGCAGCAACGGCTACCACGCCGTCGCCGGCGAACGAATCAATGTCGGGAACATTCGCAGTGTTTTGGAACACTGCTTCCCACCTGCGACCGCGCGGATGGCGGGTGGTTTTTCCACCGTCTCGCTGCCAGGCGTGTTGGGGAGTGTGGCCAACAAAGAGATTCTGGCCGGGTTCACCGAAGACCCGATGGAGTGGAAAGAGGTGGCCGCCGTCAAGAGCGTCAACAACTTCCACGCCGTGACCAGCTATCGGATGAACGATTCGCTGGAATACGAAGAGGTGGGACCAACCGGCGAGATCAAGCATGGTTCGGTTTCGGAAGAGTCGTACACGCGCCAGGCAAAGACTTATGCCAAGATGCTCGGACTGACTCGTGCCGACATCATCAACGATGACCTCGGCGCTTTCGACGACATCCGGACCCGCTTGGGTCGGGGTGCCTCGCGCAAGTTGTCGACCGTGTTCTGGACCCGGTTCATGAACAACGCCAGCTTCTTCACCTTAGCCAGGGCGAACCTGATTGAAGGAGCGACGACCAACCTGGGCGTCAACGGTGTGGGTCTGGCCCAAGGTGTGCTGGCCTTCCGCAAGCTGAAGAGTGCCGATGGCAAGCGAATTTCTGGCAAGCCATCGATTCTGCTGGTGCCGCCAGAGTTGGAAACGGTCGCCGATGGGTTCTATACCAGCTTGAACGTGAACACGGGTGGCGCTGCCACGGCCGAAAGTGTGCCGAACAACAACACCTACAAGGGGAAGTATCGCCCAGTAGTCGTCGACTACTTGAGCGACATCGAGTTCACCGGCAACAGCACGACCGCTTGGTACTTGCTGCGTGATCCGAAGCTGTTGGCCGCCGTGGTGGTCAGCTTCTTGAACGGTCAGCAGTCGCCAACGATCGAGAGCACCGACGCCGACTTCAACACGCTCGGAATTCTGTTCCGCGGTGTGCATGACTTCGGTTGCGACTTTGCCGAGACGCTGGCCGGTGTCCGCAGCAAGGGTGCCACCTAATAGCATCTGATGGCCGGAGTACCGGCGTAGTGAATAACCTCCGCAGTGCCGGCGAGTGAGCCTACTCGCTCGCCGGCGCTGAATTGAGATAACGATTGGCCGGATTACCGGCATTGATCGATCATCGCTTAATTGTTTTGAACAAGGTGCAGTCGGATGAAGAAGATCAAGATCAAACTCAACCTGGGGGCCGGATATCCACGCCTGGCCGAGGATCAGATTGTCGACGTGCCCAGTGAGGAAGTATCGCGCGAACTGGCGACGCATCTGATTCGGACCGGGCTGGCGGTTGAGTTGCTGCCTGATGAAAACGTACCGGCAGAACCTGCTAAACCAAGACCCGTCGCGATGGAAAAGCTGCGCGAGGCACTGCGGCCGGCCACGCCCAAAGAAGTGGCAGAGCAACCAGCGGCCGAACAACCAGTGACCGAGGCCGATCCTGCTGCAGCAGAAGTGACTGTCACGACCGGGCAACTGGTCGATCAGGCGGACGACGAAGGGCCAGCCGAATCGGTCGCCCTGCCTCCCGTGAAAATGACCGGCGTCAAACGACCCACTAAATAAACGATCCGACAGACCAATCACCCAGCATAAGGAAGCCTGATCATGGCACAGACCGCAGCAATTTACCGTCAACTTGGCGACAGCATCGATCACACTCCAGACAGCGACGTGGCCGCCGGCCAGGTTGTTTTGATCGGCACCACGTTTGTCGCGATTGCTCCCGTAGCGATTGCCTCCGGCGTGAAGGGTGCCGTCAATGCGCGCGGCATTTGGAACGTTCCCAAGGACAACAGTGATGTGGCCAAAGGAGATCCCCTGTACTGGGACGCTAATGGCAGCCCGGTCGGTGGCACCGCCCTGAGCGGTGCTTTCACCAAGACCACCAGCGGTAACACGTTTGCCGGAATCGCGATGGAAGCCGCGGGAACCACCGTCGGCGATGTCGACATGTTCCTGCGCAGCATCGACGGGACCATTCCCGGCAGCTTTGCGCCATTGAACGTGGCCACGATCGTGGTCGGCGGAACCGCGATTGCCAATGCCAACGCCGTTTCGTACGGCTACACGCTGGTGACCGGCGCGGATGACACCGCGGCGATCAAGTTGCCCGAAGCGGCTGCCGGTGCGGTGTGCGTCGTGAAGAACGGCGTCACCAATAAGATCCTCAAGGTCTTTCCGGCGGTGAACGACACGATCAACGGGGCCGCGGCCAACGCCGTCTACAACCAGACCAACGGCGCTTTCCGCATGTACGTGGCTTACAACGCCGTCGCTTGGCACACCGATCCGGAAGTCATCGCGTAATTTTCACAACGGGGTGTTGGGATCAGCCAGCACCCCGGTCAAACAACACGAACGCCGGTACTCCGGCCAATAAACATGACTAGTGCAGCAGTCGAACAAAAGCGGTTGGCCCTCGAAGCGGTCGGCAAGATCCCCGGTTGGTTGTCTCTGCAAGAGGCGGCCTTGCTCTACGATCTGGCCGTCGATTCACCAGGGCCGATCGTCGAGATTGGATCGTATCAGGGTCGCTCAACCGCCGCGCTATCACTAGGTAGCAAGGCGGGCCAGCAGCAGACAGTGTACGCGATCGACAGCTTTTTACCGGTGCTGCAAACCAGCACAGGGAAGTGGTCGAACGAAAGTAGCCTGCAGTTACTGATCGCCAACTTGGAACAAGCGGCCGCCTTGCAGCTGGTGGAGATCATACCACACGCCAGCGAAGTGGCGGCCAAGCATGTGCCGAATTGTGGACTGCTGTTTGTCGACGGCGCGCACGATTACGAAAGTGTGCGTCGCGACCTGGAGCTGTATCTGCCGAAGGTGCAACTCGGTGGTCACGTCGTGATACACGATTGCCACGAAGCGGATCCCGGCGTGGTGCAGGCGGTCGACGAAATAATCACTGCCAACCCGGCGCAGTGGCGCTGCCGCTGGCGGGCCGATACGGCTGTGGTGTTTGAGCGGCGCAACAGCGTGCGTCACAAGATCATGCTGGCATTTCCAGGGAGCAACCTGTGCTTCGGCGCGGCCAAGGGGCTGATGCAGGCGACGCTGGGGGCACACGATGTCGAGCTCGAACAGAGTGGCATGGGTTGGGACGACATGAATCGACTCTGGGTGCATGCCCTTAACCGGGCGTACCAGCGGAAGGTCACGCATTTTGCGATGCTGCATTCGGACATCACGCCTTCGCCAGGCTGGATCGATTTGCTGGCGGATGAACTGGACGCTCGCGACGGTGATCTGATTTCAGCAGTAGCGGCACTGAAAAACGAACAAGGATTGACAAGCTGTGGGATCGGAGCAGCAAGCAACCCGTGGCAACCGTTGCGTCGCTTGACGATGCATGAATTGATGGCGATGCCAGAAACGTTTGGCATAACGCAAACAGAGCATCCGCAGCGTTACTTGTTGCACAACACCGGTTGCTGGCTGGCCGATTTACGCAAGCCATTGTGGCGGACGGTGGATGAAAACAATTGCCTGGTGGCCGACCTGAGTTTTCCGATTCGGGGCAGGGTGCTGCCGAGTGGTGAGATCGTTCACGAGCGCGAGAGCGAGGATTGGCATTTTTCCCGGAAGATGGCCGAGCTGGGAGCCAAGACCTTTGTGACGCGGCGCGTGAGCACGATTCATTTTGGGCAAAAGGGTTTTAGAAACGACCATGCCTGGGGAACCCTGGAGCATGACGAAGCGACCCGCGAAAAGTGGGAACCGGATGTCCAGAAACCTGCTGCAAACTAGCGCTGCCTGGCTGGGTGAGCAACTGCAAGAGCATTGCAGTTGGCGGGTCGATATCACGCAGGATACGACCGTTATCAGCGGCCTGAAGGCAACACTGGTGATCGCCGAGCATGAAGTGGTAGGCGAAGAGGGGTATCTGGTGCGCGTCGAAAGTTACGATTGGACGTTTGTCGCCAAAGACCTGACGCGGGCCAACAGCAGCTTTGTACTGCGCAGCGGTGCCCAAATTTTGCACACGGACTGCGGCAAGACGACGCGCTATGAAGTGGCACCACTCAGCGAAACGAAGCCGGCGGTTCAGTTCCTGGATGCCGGTGGTGTGATGCTGACGGTGCATACCAAAAAGGTGGGTGCCTGAGTTTATTTCGCGGAGTCCCGCGCCTGAGTTTGTTTTGCGGAGTGCCGCGCTATGCCGGTTGTGAATTCGCCGATTGTGACTGCTGCCGAGGGTGTGACGACGCACCTGCTCGCCCAAGAGTTGACACTCACGCCGGCGATCGAGCGGACCTATGCCGACTTGGAAGAGCGGTTGGAGAACGCGATTGAGGGGGAGAATCCCCCGCGGATCGATGTGACCGGTGTCATCCACGAACAGGTTGTGGAGAGTGCTTCGCGCGGAAAACTGCGCTACCTCTGCCCGGTCGATATTTTGATCCGGCGCAAATTTGAACCAAAAGACTACGACGAGGAAACGGGGCGCGTCACCAAAGCGAACGTCGACGAGATGACGCTGCTGGTGCAAGAAGTGGTCGAGGCCTGCTCGCAGCAGCGGATCGCCGAGAGCGAGACGATCGACATGGTCTGGCAGAGCTGCAAGATCGTGGTCTCGCCGGTCACCAAGCACCTGCGCGAATTGAAACAGTTTACCGCCATTGTACGGGTGACATTCCGCACGGATCGCGAGATCCCAGAGGCAGTCTGATGTGGAGTCTGGTCCTCAAAAAAATCGAAGACACGACGCACAAGGTATTGGAAGCCGCCAAAAAGGCCGGCTTTAAGAACTTTGGTCACGCGGCTGCCAGCATCAGCAAAGATGCGAAAGCCTCGATCATTAGTTCGCCCGATCCCTCGCCAGCCGGTAGCCCGCCGCACACGCGGAAACGCAACCACTACCGTCGAGCGATTCGCTACAAGGCGGAGCAGGATGGGGCAGTGATTGGATTTGCGGCCAGTGTGATCGGCCAGGCAGGTCGAGCACACGAATTTGGCGGCGACTACATGGGCGAAATTTATCCAGCACGACCGACGATGGGTCCGGCATTAGAACGCGCTGCGCCACGTTTTGGCGGTAGCTGGGAAGGCAGCATCGGAGGCAGTGATTGATTGGCCGGCAGTGTTGATTGGTCGGCGTACCGACATTCAAGGAAATGCTTCACTAACAAGACCACATCCATAACAACCGACTTCGCACGACACCGCGTCTGATCCACGCGATGCAATGCAACACAAACGGCCGTGCAGGGCTGCACCCTTGCGCGCGCCGTTTTTTCGTTGCGCGTGCGAGGCCGGTTGTGCTTTTTTAAGGAGCGCTAGCGATGCCTACGACCAAGATGGGTTTCGAGGGTCGAATCTACGTGGGCGGTACCGGCTCGACTGCCGCGACGCTGCTCGAGAACGTCAAGGATATTGCCTACAACCTCGACATCGAAAAAGGAGATACCACGGTGCGCGGCGATAGCACCACGGTGCCGATCAAGACCGAGGATCCGACCCTGCGCACGGTGTCGATCGAGTGGACCATGATCAACGACACCACCGACGCCAACTACGAAGCGCTGCGCGTGGCGGCGGCGGCCGGATCGGCCAAGGCGATCCGGACCAAGGACCATGCCACCGGTAAGGGCTTTGACGGAGATTGCTCACTCTCCATGCAAAACGGCATGCCACTGGCCGGTGAGCAAACGACCCAGTTCACCGCCACGCCGAGCCGAGGCTACGGCCGCCCGCCGCAGTTGTACGTCTGAGTTTATTGGCCGGAGTACCGGCGAAGGTCGGTACTCCGACCAGTAAACACTGCGAAGCAAAGCTCGCAATGCAAGAAAGCACTGCTGGACAAGCCAGCAGTGGCACTCGCAATAACCAAAATTCCGCGCGGAATCGTAACAGCAAGAGGATACATAAATGGCTCAGCTCAATTACTCAGCCAGCGTGAGTGGAAGTGGCGTGCCCATCAGTCGCGCCATGCTGGTGGTTACCGATGGCAATTCCAACCGGGACCTGTCGATCGCCGCCGGCAAGGCGGGACAGCTGACCACGCGTACCGATGCCAATACCGGCACCATCACAATGTCCTCGGGCGATCACGGTATTACCACCGGGATGGCCGTCGACATCCATTGGGACGGCGGCATTCAGTACGACGTGACGGTCGGCACTGTCTCCGGTACGAGTGTGCCGTTTGACCTGGGGATTGGGGACGATTTGCCGACGAACCTGACGAACGTCGTGGTGGCCCCACGGGTGCAGATCAATGCCGACATTGACGGGGACAACCTCAAGCTGATCGCGCTGGATGCGGGATATATCGTGCCGGGTGCGACTAGCAAGATTCACTGCGAATTCCAGGACGCGGCCGATGACTCGATTGCCGCTTTGGCACTGACGGCGAATGAAGCCAGGGTGTTTCACATTGAGGGTGGGGACGAGAACCCGTTTACCGGGGATCCGATCACCAAGATTTTTGTGAGCAATGGCAGCAGCACCGAAGCGGCCACGTTCAAGACAATCTGGGCGGCAGACAACACGCCGTAAGGTCGGTATTCCGACAAATAAATACTGCACCGCAGAGGACGCAGAGAGCGCGAAGGACGCGCAGAGACAAGCACTGCTGGACAAGCCAGCAGTGGCACCCAATGTCGGTACTCCGACCAATAGACACAGCCAGCGAGGTGGCACAAATGCCGCAAGTAGATGCCAGTATTATCGTCGACGGTTCCGGCGCGCGAATCAGCCGGCAGAACGTGCGCACCAATAGCGGCTTGTATCAGTACGAAGTCACCATTCCCGTCGGCAAAGCGGGACAGTTGACCACACGAACCGATGGCGACACCGGCACAATCACAATGTCCTCGGGCGGCCACGGCATTACCACCGGTGCCAGTGTCGACATCCATTGGGATGGAGGTGTGTTGTACGGCGTGACGGTGGGGACGGTGTCGGGTACGTCGGTGCCGTTTGATGAAGGCACCGGCACATTGCCCTCCAACCTGACCCAGGTGGTGGTCTGCGTGCGAAGCAAGCTGCCATTCAACTTCAACGGCCCAAAAATGTCACTGCTGGCATTGGAGTCGAGCGGATCGGCGCATTGCGATTTTCGAGAGATCATCTCGGACAACAACATACTGGCCGTCGACCTAACGGCCAACGTGCCGCGAGTCTGGGATGTGACAGGGGGCACGGCGAATCCCGTCGGCGGCGATGCCATGAATTACGTGGCCGTTTCAAACCCCAGCACGACGGACGAATCGGTGTTGAAGCTGACCGTGTTGTTGGATGTGTTGGACGCGGCGGTGTAGTGCGGTCTGGAGTGCCGACGATACTGGATTCCCGCCTGCGCGGGAATGACATAACACAAACTAGTGCAGGAGAAGAAGATGCCCGTTTTTAAAGATGCCAATAAGCGCGAGTGGATCGTCAAGCTGGACGCTCCCAAGATTCAGAGCGTGCGCTCCAGGTGCAACGTGAATCTGACCGATGTCGAGGGGAATGCCTACAGTCAGATGTCTGACGATCCCTGCCTGCTAGTCAATGTGCTCTGGGTGTTGTGTGAAAACGACGCCAAGGAGGTGACACAGACGCAGTTTGGGGAGGCACTGGTCGGTAACGCGATCGACGATGCGACGGCCGCATTGCTGGAGGCCATCAAAGATTTTTTCCCCGAGCGGAAGCGGGATCTTCTGACCGCGATCGCCGCACAGAATCAGAAGTTCGAAGAAGCGGGATTTCTGAAGGCGATGGCAGCGATCAACGATCCCGAACTGGAGCGGCAAGTACTCGAGGCGATGGATCAGCGAGTGCAAACGGAAACCAAGAAAATACTGACCCAGTTATCCAGTGCTACGAGCTGGCCGGTTTCTGCGGCGTCTCCGTCTGCGGATTGACGCTTGGTGAACTGTATTGGATGGCACTCGGCAAGGCGCGGATGCTCGGCATGACACAGGGAGCTGCGCAGGCCGGGGCGGCCGAAAAGATTCCGTACAACCCGATCCTGCTGGAGCAGTTGACGAGGTGTTGATTGGCCGGAGTACCGGCGATGCTAGATTCCCGCCTGCGCGGGAATGACGCTGACTGTATTTAATGGAGCTGAACGATGGCAGACGCCGGCGATATCCGCGCGGGAAGGGCCTTTGTCGAATTGACGCTGAAAGATGGCGCATTCGTACGCGGTCTATCCGATGCCAGCAAACGTTTGAGAAGTTTTAGCACTGAAATCGCCGAGATCGGGGCGATCATCGCGGCAGCCGGATCGGCGATTGTTGGTCCTCTTATTTATGCCGTCAAGACGTTTGAGAACTTCGCTTCCAAACTCAAAGACATGAGCGACCGGACCGGTGTTTCGGTCGAATCGCTCAGCGAACTATCGCACGCCGCCGAACAGTCCGGCACGTCGATCGAAACGGTCGAAATGGCGCTGCTCAAGCTGGCCAAACAAGGGAAGAAGATCGAAGACTTTGATCGGTACGCGGCTCTGATCGCTGCCATTGAAGATCCGTCCAAAAAGGCGGCTAAAGCGATTGAGCTGTTTGGCAAGAGTGGCCCGCAGTTGATACCGATGCTGGACAGCCTACAGGCGCTGCGTGAAGAGGCACGCGAACTGGGATTTGTGTTGAGCAGTGAGGACGCCGCGGCGGCCGAAGAATTCGGGGACATGCTGGGGAACCTGTCCAAGTCGATTCGATTTATGGCGATCACGGTGGGTGCGGCCATTGTGCCGGCGATGAAGGACATGATTCAGGGTGCGCAGCGCGTGGCGACTTCAGTCGGCAAATGGGTGCGCGAGAATCAGCACCTGTTTGGCATTCTGGCCAAGATTGGAATCGTGTTAGTCGCGACGGGTTCAGTGGTGATGGGTTTGGCGTTGGCCTTCAAATTTATCGCCATCGCCATCGGCGGTGTGGCAGCACTGCTTTCAACCATTGCCACGGTATTGGGATTGGTGTTCAGCCCAATTGGTCTGATTGTCGCTGCGCTGATCGGTTCGGTCTATGCCTGGTCGCAGTTCACCAAATCTGGACGCATCGCCACGAACAACATGTTCAGTCTGCTGGCCGAGCTGGGCAACACGTTCAGCACCACGTTTGGCGGCATCATGGATGCGCTGCGCGCGGGGAATCTGGCGCTGGCGGGTCAGATCGCGATTACCGGACTCAAGGTGGCCATGCTGCAAGGTATTGCAAAGATCAGTAAAGCTTTTGGAGGCGCGTTTGGTGACATGATTGGTGGAATCGGCAAAGACATTCTCGGTGGCAATTTCAAAGGTGCCTGGAAAAAGGCCGTGAAAGCGATGGCTATGGTGTGGGACATCTTCACCGGCGGCATCATTAAGGGATTTGCTAGCGCCCTCGAATGGGTCATCAAGACGTGGAAGCAGGCCGTGAAAAACGTCAGCGGTGTGATTATCGATAGCCCGATGTTGTGGAGTGTATTTGGGGACGGCACGGATTTAGATGAAAGGCAAAAGGAGGCCCGCGACCAAGCAGTGAAAAAAGTGCAGGAATACACAGATAAAAGAGACCTGGATAAAGTCGCCCTAAAACAAGCAAAGGAAGCAGAGGCCAAGGGTCAGAAATTCATGGATCCCGAGTTCAAGCCAGGTGGGAAGCAATACAACGCAGACTTAGCGCCCGGCGGACTGGGTCATCCGTTAACGAAACATACCTCTGGTCCGTGGAAGGGAACGTATGTGAACGCAACCTTAGCGCCCGGCGGTAGCCAACACGATCCCAACTATGAATACGGGGTTCGTAGTTCACAGGAAATCGAAGATAGCATCAAAGAAAACGAACGGCTGATGGAATATGCGGGGCAGAATCTCAATTACGACATTCGCAAGTTAATCAGTGGGGGCGTATCGGAAGACATTGACTTGATGGCAGGTAATGCGCTGAGCGTGCTGGATCTGATGAAGCAGCAGGCCGATGCGGATACTGATAAGTCGACAGACGATTTTAAGGCGGAGGTAGATGGTGGTGCGAACGCGGCCCAAATGGCTGCCGATGCGGCCGTCGAAGAGCTGCGGAAACTACGCGAGCAAGCGGCGGCTGAGGCCGCACGGGCGGCCGCAGCGGCACGCAATGACGACGCCAATCGGGGGAAGTTTATTCCCAAGAAGAGTGGTGAAATCAGTGACGACATCTTTGGAGCCTTTAGTGGCGCGGCGCTGCGCGCAGGGGCCGACAAGCCCGAACTGAATGAATTGAAACAGATTAACAAACATCTGAAGGATATCAAGCAGAAGAAAGGCCCGGTCATGGGGGCCTAAACCCGGACCAACTAGCGCCATGCCGAACTTTACCTTCGACGAAATTCCCGATTCGCGGGCCAGCACGATGGAGCCGCCGAGCCTGACAATGCGTCACCTGGCGGCCGGCGAGCCGAACGATTCGATTGTGCGGCTGTATGCCAAAACCGGGACACCGTCGACGTTGTACGCGCTCTCCGGCGTGCTCTATCGCCAAGACATCCAAGTCGATCCTGACGGATATGCACGCTACATCGTGACGGTGCCGTACGGACCGAAAAAGCACGAGACCGGCAGTTACGACTTCTCATTCGATACGTCGGGGGCGACTGTGAAGATCAAGGCGGCCAAGCAGCACATGGCCAGTTATCCCGACTTGGGACCGAGCCTGGCGAACATGTTCAAGAGTTCGATCGGGGTGACGCGCGAGGGAGAAATCGAAGGGGCGGATATCATCATTCCCGCCTTGAAATTGACCTGTAATTTCCGACATCCCGAGGGGGTGGTGAATCTCAATTTCGTAAAAATTCTGGGGAACGCCACCGGCAGTGTGAATCTGAATCCGTTTCTGGTCTGGGCCGGCGGCGAAATGCTATTTGCCGGAGCGAGCGGCGGAGACGGGAGCGAAAAGGAAGCGGAACTCAGCTATCAGTTCATCATCATTCCGAACGAATCGTCGCTGACGCTGGGTGAAATCACCGGCATCGTCAAGAAGGGTCACCACTATGCCTGGATTGAATTCCAGGACTCGTTCGCGGCCGGGTTTCCCACGAAGGAGCCATCGCGAGTGCATATCGAACGGGTCTATGACGAGATCGACTTTTCTTCAACCTTCGGCTGGAGCTGATCATGTCCGACAAAGCTGCACAGGGGCAAGGCTACCCACCGGCGTCGTTAAAAAGCGCAGCGTTTGTCAATCACTTGGTCGACATCGTGGAAGCCCACAAATACGGCGCGGAAAGGCCGGGGCCGACGAAGGCAGGGCATTTTTCCAGCGACCGGATCAAGCTCAGGAATAGCAGCGGCGGAAACTTGGCGCGCGGCAGTGTGCTGCAACTCGGCGAACTGCTGCTGGATCAAATGGATCCGCTAAATCTATGGTTCGACGCCGACACGGTGGCCGAGCCGGTAGAGCAGCGCTACGCAATCCTAGTGGAGCCAATTCCCAGCGAGAAGATTGGCGTGGCACAGGTCAGCGGCGTCTGTATTGCGCGGGTCAATGTCATCAATGAAGATCATCGCTTTGCAGTGCCTGTCGCTGGTCAGACATATCTCAACAGTGCTGAATCGGGGCCGATCGAACTATTGTCTCCGCCGGATGGCGAGACAGAGCAGGAGATGATTGTGAGGATCGGCGTCGGCAGCGACTCCGAATCGGTCGAGTACGTGCTGACGCACTGCACCGACAGTGAAAAATGGATCGACCGCTATGTCAAGAATGATCTGTCGTACGAGGCAGACAACGATCTGATTGTGAAGGAAGCCAATGGTCAGTGTTACCGCGTGCGGCTGCGGAATGAAGAAGAAGATCCCGAGTGTACGGCGGCGGTCTGCGTGGTCATCGTGGCGACGTATCCGAGCTGCCCGAATTGCAATGCCCAGTGGAAGCTGACCGAATGTGCCGGGGGTGCCTCTACAGTACTGTACACCAATCAGGATCTGGCCGAGTACGACGGCCGCATTGTCGAGCTGGATAACGGCACCTGCTACACGGTGTCGATCAGTGATCCTAAGGTACTGGGGACGCAGACGGTCACGATTGTCTCCGCCCAAGAAGCGTGCGGCAAATGTAACTATTGCTACACCCTGGTTCGCTGCGGCGATGAAACCGAGCCGCCCGAGTCGATCGAGGTGAAGTGCGACCTGCGGTATCTATTCAACGGGCCATTGGGAACTGCGACCGCTGCGGAAATGATCACAGCGGGAGCCGTCTTTCGGCGTTTGGGCGAATGCTGGAAAGTCACCGGCTACGACGAATGCGATTCGGAGAATCCCTCTGCCTGCGCGGGGATGGTCTATATCGGCAACGATTGCGACCTGTGCGGCTGTGTGATGCTGACCGAGTGTACCGCCGAATCGCCAGAAGTGATTTACGCTTATCGGGCACTGAATTCCGAGGCCGAGCCGTTCGACCTGCGGGAATATCTGGGGCAGGTGGCACGGCTTGCAGATGGAAAGTGTTATCGGATTAGCGAGGCAGACGATCCAGCTACGCAATGCGGAATCGGCACCAGTAACGAAGTCACCGTCCTGGAAGTGTACACGGATTGCGTGCCAGCGGCGGAGGATACGGAATCAGAATGTGCCTGCTGCAATTTGTGGGAATTGACCGAGTGTGCCGAGTCGATGCCCGATGTGATTGTGACGTATTCCGATATGGTCGGGCATGGGTACGCGGTCGGCGATTTTGTGAAGCGGGACGACGACGATACTTGCTGGCAGATTACCAGCGACACGCCGACCTGGACGGGCGCAGAGGTTCTTTTCACCCCGAAGGCACCACCTAAAAAATACTATTCGTGCGATGGCTGCAATCTGCTGATTAAGTATGAACTGACGAATTCGTGCGATACTTGCTCAGATAAAGACGATTCGCAAAATACCAGCTACACGCCAGTTGTCACCGACCCGATTATCACAACGACCGATCTAGCCGATGCGGTTGGCAAGTGGGTGAAGTACCAAGGGAAGTGCTGGGTAGTCTCGACTGCCACAGGGAGTGCAGTGGTAACCAACGCGCATATTGCCTACCAGGGGCCATACGATTCGTGCGAGCTATGCCAATTGGCGGAATATCGCGGCAAGGTTCCGCCGGGTATCGAATTCAAAAAGGGCACAGGCGATGAATTTATTTTGGTGATGAATACGCTAGTCGTCGGCGAGGGCGGGCATGTCGTTGGCGTTTGCGTGGAAGAAATTTCAATCGCCGGTACGGAATGCGAGGAGGTGTGATATGCCAGTCTGGTTAGGCAATCAATTGTTGTGGATCGGTGACTCGCTAGCAATGCACGCGGATTGCTGCTGTGATACGTCAGATGCGGTCTGCCCATGTTGTATCTCCGGCAGTTGGCGGGACGGGAACTGGACGCAAACGGTCGACGAAGTGGTGACCGTGGAGATTGAACGAATTGAGTATGGCGACGAACTGCAATTCGTCGGGACCGGCGACGACCAGTGGCATTTTGATCCGCCTTTGGAAACGCTGTGGGTCGGCTTGAACAATTTCGCCCATAGCGACAGTTGTACGCACCAAGATGATCACGACCACGTGATCAGCGAAGACCCGATAGTTACGCAGTTAAAATTACTGCTGTGGGATTTTGGGTCGGCACCGGCCAATGATCCAGTTTCATCAATACTCAGCGTTGAGAGCGATGAGGAGCTGGGATGTCGCTGGAAAAACACATTGACTACCGGCAATGACGCTTTCCCGATTGAGATCATCTGGTACGGTGCCTGGCACGCGACACCTTTTGATTGTCTGGCAACTGAAAATCTCGGCGTACCGGCCAGTATCAGTTCGCACGCCGCCTGGGGGTTTGATTGGTCGGAGTTGACTTGCACTGTCAACCCAACGGGAACGGGACCATAAATCATGCCACTGAAAATCGAACATCGACCCGGAAATGCGAGTCGGACGGGCGGGCTGGCCACGATCGGGACGGTGTCACCGGAGCCATCGGCAAGGAAGAAGTGCGGGTCGTGCGGCGGCAAGAAATCTGCGGCAGGTGTGGCGGATGCCACCGCGCCGGCCGTCGTGGAAAAGAAAGGGCCATGTGCACCGTGCGTTCTTAGAGGGGCCGTCGGCGCGATGCGGGCGCATGCCAAGGTCATTGAGCTTCTAGAGCGATCACTGGCCGAGGCGGTAGCGACCGAAAACGAAAAGCAGCAGGGATTGCTACGCAATGCGCTGTTGGCCGTGAATCTCTCCACGGAAATGCTCAACGATTTGCCGGAGCGATTGCAGGGGTAAACGATTGGCCAGAATTCTAGAATTCCGCGCGGAATCACTCATACGGCACCGGCCTGAGGTCGCCGCGGAGGTAGAGCGGGTGGCCCGGTTCGCCGCTTTTGGTGACGCTGAGGCAGTGCAGCGGCAGGTTGCGTTCGGCGAATTCTCGCAGCACGCCCTCCGCGCGACCGATGTGTTTGCCGTGCGCACCCCAGCAAGCGAGGCGCGCATCCGCACGCTGACCAATCTCCCTCAGCCAATGATCATTCATCCAACCGATCGGGTCCGCCGCGGCTTTCATCACTTTTGGATTGGTCGCGCGGTAGGCAAAGAGGTTGGTCATGCACATGGCGTCGTATCCCCAGGCCTTCGCATAGTTGATGCAGCGCAGGACCGTGGGGTCGTCGATCAATTCGGTCGCCGTCGACGGATTCAATCCGATGAACTGCACGTATCGCTCACCCCAATTGTTCCACCGCCGCCACAGGGTGTAGCGGTAGCTCTTGCAGGGGGACCAGGTTGCCGGATAGCCAATTTGTCGGTCGGTCATTTCTGATACTCCAGCCATTCACTCGATTCGTAAGTGTCCCCCTTGTCGTGCATGTCCCAATGACTCAGTTCCGCGTCGATCGTGCTGGCGATGAAGATCCGGTAATGTTTCCGGCTCTCTGGTGGCCGGTACCAGAAGACCCGAGCGAACAGTTTAAAGATCCACAGAAACATGATTACTCCTTGATCTCATACACCGCGACGATCGGATACGGCTCGAAGCTGCCGGCGGTGATCCAGCGGTGCAAGAGGTACAAGCGGTCTGCGTACCAGCAAGCGCCCACCACTTCACCGATCATCGTGGTGCCATCGCCCGCTTTGCTTGGAATCGGCGTGCAGGCGGTCCACTCGTAGAACTTGGCACGCATGTCATTCGGTTTTTTCTGCCCGCTGGCCACCAGTGCGATTTGATCCGGGTCGTAAATGTACAACCGCTGTTTGTTGGTCCGGTTGTCGCCGCCCGCTTCACCCTGCGGAGCATAGCTCAACAGACCTGTCGCCTGCGTCGACCAGTACAAAACGCCCTGGCGATTCGGCGTATCAATCCAGACCGGACCAGCGCGGACTTTCCCCAAGGCCCAATAGCCGACACCATCCTTGGGCGGCAGCACCCATTCGATCCCCTTTTCGTAATCGGGAAACCGCCGTTCACGGTCATTTGGATCCTGCGTGTCAAAATTGCCAAAGCCAATCAAGTCGATTGGCGTGGGGTCGTCGATCGACGCGGCGGCGACCAGCGACGGTCCGGCGGTGTAGCCTTGCCCCGAAGTGCTGCCACCAAAGCCAACGGCCACAGTTTTGCCTTGCAAGTACTTGGTCGCGAATGCTTCGGGAATCGTGCACAGTCCGCCCCCATGCTTTTGCGCTGTCGTCCCAGCCGGCATGTGAGCCGCGCTATCTCCTTCGCGCGTGATGAATCCATTCAGCGGCGGCGGCGAGCCGTACCTCGTTCGTCCGGTCACATGCAGCTTGCCATCCAGCATCGCCAGGCCGTGCGGATCGGGCGCGGCATAAGCTTTGTTCGCTTCGACTGCTGGCGCGTACAGATCCGGAAAGAACTTCACCGGCGTCAGCTCGGGCCAGGCGTTGTAGTTTTCGCCGGTGCCCATCGCCGGCGCGGAGAACTCTTGGACGCCAGCATTGTGGATGGCATATATGCGTTTGCCATCGACTGCCAATCCACCCGGTGTGAACGCCATCGTCAGGCGTTGCCCTTCGATATGCGTCTGAGGCACTTTCCAACCACCAATCAGTCTCAGCGACGTGCTGTCGATCAGCTTTTTGGTGCCAGCGGGAGGCGGCTGGACAGGCGGTCGCGTGACGACTTTTTTTCGCCAAGTGTAGGCGGCGACGGGAGCTGGCTTGGGAATCGTCGGCGGGACGTAGACCTCGGGCGGGTCGACGCGCTGGGTCAGCCATTCGCCTTTGGTGTCGCCCCGTTCAAAGCGAGTTTCCACGGTATACGATTCGATCGGCGCGCCGGGAGGGTGACCGGGCCACAGGATGTCGAGCGTGATCTGGTCTGTGCTGGCAGGGACAGTAGCGGTTACCTCGCCCAACTTGGCCGTTTGATGCGTGATGCCGATGCCCGCGGGTACCGCCGGCATGGTGAGCGTGAGGGTGTAGGTTTCCGCCGCAGCGGCTGGCACCGTCGGTACTCCGACCAAACAATACTGCAACAATATTGCGATACAGAGAAAAAGCGTTTTCACGATTTGGTTTCCTTGATTTTGCGAATGGCGTTGCGGCTGACGATATGTCGAACGCCGCTTTCAAATTCCACACAACACGAGTTCATTTTGCCCCGAGCAATGATCCGACAACGCTGGCCGTGCAGACCGTTGCTGCCTGGATTAGAGCGCGGGCGGCGCGAGAAAAGGCAAAAGCCGAGCAAGCTCAACTACCTGGATTGTAGGCCCTGCAAATTGCATGTCAGCGAATAAACCTTACGAGATTCGCGCGCAGTCGCTCCATTTTCCGAGTTCACTTAGCTTATTTCGAATGTTGTCAAATCGCTTGAATGCCGGATTAAAATCTCGCCGTTCCGCGAAATACACCAGAGTTCCTTTGTTGTTCCTGCAGTTCGTCGTTCGTGATCCGACCGTGGTCATAGTGCTCATCGTCCAGGACGTTCTCCAAAAAATCGGCGATGCGGGTCAGCAGATCAACTCGCACGGCGTGTCTCCTGCGTGGCGGCCACGCGGCGAAATCGTACGCGGCCTTCGATCTCGTAGGCTCCGCTGACTCCCTGGAACTTCGCGACGGGCACGCCCCCCAGGATCCAGGCGTGCGACTCGACGATGGTATCGACCGGTCCGCTATCGGTTCGTAGTACGACCGGCGAGCCGGGGGAAAAGTCCCGATTGAAGGCAGCGATCAGCGCCTGCATGTAGATCTGGCTCAGGCCGTTTTTCATGGTTCCCTCGATAAATATAAGTGAGTTATAAGCCCCGGTCGGACCCTCCTTGGCTCCGACCGAGGAACATTGCACGCAGCACTGCTAAGGGCTCCAGCCACAGCGCGGCGTGTTTTCCACGCGTTCAAACCTCAACGGCAGTTCGCCGAATTACAGCTACTATGGCACGATTCCGCGCGGAACCGGCCACCAAACAGACCACAGCGGCCATGCCAGCGAGAGGCGATCCGCGCCCGAACGCCGCCGCGGAATAGACCGCCGCGACCACAGCCGCCGCGACAACCGGCCTCGACCGAATCGGGTGCCATGAGCATCGCACACGAGGCCAGTATCCCGGCCAATAAAATCTTTCGCATTACAACTATCCTCCTTGGGTCGCGCGGCATTCAGGCCCGCCGCGCTGGGGCCAATGTTGCTTAAAGGTCCACAGCCACGAACTGTTGCTGGAAATTGGCGTCGCTCAATATGGTGCTGGACATCGCGTTTGGTTCTTCCTAAACGCACAAGGATATCTCTAGGTGAGCCGCGCGGATGGTTACTTCGGTGATTCATTTGCGCACCGTCCTTTTCTTTGAACATGGTGATAGCTCTTAGGAAACTCCAAATGCTGGCGACCGTCGAGCAGGTTCCCGGCGAGCTTCTTGCCGACGCGAAAGAACGTTTCGCGATTCTTTCCGCCGTCAAACGGATTGGTCGCGCCGTTGCTGCACATGAACATCACGCGACCACTCGATTCCGACTGCTGGTGGATCCGTTGAATCTCCCTGGGTTGTAACGTCCCCAAGTCTCCGGTCGCCAACTGTGACGCCCATTCTCCCCACTGCTTGAAAAAGTATGGTACGCCGGCGGCAGAGCACTGATCGCGCAAGGCCCGTGCCCAGTCCGGGTGCAGCGGCCGTGCCTGGTATCCCGATTCGCCGCCGCAGATCACCCAGTCGAGCCGAGCCGATTTCCCTTGGTGTGGACGATACACGCCGTGCGTCCCATTTAGAGCGTCTATCTCAACAGCCGGGTCGCGGGGCTGTAGGTATCGCAAATCCACCGGCCCCAGCAGAGGCTCGGCAGACACACCCAACACTGGCACCAGGTCGCGGCACTTGAGCAGCTCGGGAATCATCACGTCGGCCGTCGCCTGGTCACTGACACTGGTCAACAGCCAGACGTTGTCGCGAAACGTCTCCGAGTTTCCGCCCATCGCGGCGTTCGCTCGATGAAATCCGCAGCGGTTTTCTGCGCAGTGTTCACATACGAGCGCCGGCCACATCCGCAGCACGTTTTCCGGCCGCTTCGTAAGAATGATCCAATCGAGATTCGGCGTCGCGTCGATTAAGGCGAACAAACGAGCGCGAACGTCGGCCATCGTCAGGCGCTCTCCGCTAGAAGCGCGGAAGTCTTTGCCCAAATAGATCGGTTGTTTTCCCGAGACCATCATCGGCCCTGGCCAATCTTCAAACACATCGGCCAGCGACGCGCAAAACACCTTTTGCCGTTGCACCGAGTATTTGCTGGCACCGCACTGGCATTCAAACTCCCAACCGTGGTCACCGATCAAGGCACCTCGCGACATCGGTTCAGGCAGTGAAGTTGAACCACACTCCAAACAACGCAAAATGGCCTGGCGATTCCATTTCACGGGCTGCTTCCAAGCACTCTCCGCCGCCACGACTCGCGTTCCGTTTGGTCCCCAGACCCCGAGCGTGCCGGGGTTTCTGCCGCTCAGGCTTTCGGCGTAGCAGTGCGCGCAGCCGGCGTGAACCTTGCTGCAACCTCGCCACGGATTGAAGGTGTGGTCTGTCCATTCGATTTTGCTGTTTTCAGCCACCGGGCACCTCGCTTCCGTTGGTTCCTGCGTCTGACGGCTTGCGGAAGAAATGGTCTAGCTTCGGCAGGCCGCTGCGCTCGCGGGCCACATCCGCCATTTCCAGCAGATCGTCGAGGACCGTCGGCGGTGGCATGTTGTCGGCAATCGTCTGCCTCGGCAGGTCGATCGCTCCATTTTCGTCAAACAGAAGTAGGTCGCTCTTCCCCTGCATGCAAACGAAGTGGATGCCATAACCGGGGGGCAGCATGTCCGGCGCGCACAGATAGTTCAGCAGCGTTTTGAGCACGCTGTTGGCCGCGGTGTACGCTTGCTCGCGCAGCTTGCGCTCCAAGGCGTCGTGGTTGGATTCGTTCATGGTCGTTTCAGTCCTATTCAAAAAAGATATCTGAGGCTTTGGTGCCGCCCTGCTGGGCATAACCTTCGGCCGCTTCGATGCTGCGCAGCTTGCCCAGCGCGTTGTTAAACCCGCCGCTGCCGGCCGCGTAGCCGCTGGCCGCGGATAACTCTTCGTTGCTGAGGCGATTGGGATAAGCGGCGATCAAGGCGTCGAGCAGCCCGTTCTCCGCTTTGCCAATCCCCTTTCGCTTGCGAAGCCACTCACGCAGCTCGGGGCCAGTGGGCCGATCGTCGACGCCCAGGTCTTGCACGGTGTCTATGCCCGATTCTGTGATGGCCAGACCGGCAATCTGCCAGTTGGAACGGAGCCGACCGAGGGCGTTGTTGAAACCGCCGCTCCCTTTGGCGTAGCCCGAGTAAAAGGCCACCTTGGCCGGCGTAATCTCGCGATCTTCGCGGATCCAATAACAGGCCGTCAGGATCGCACGTTCGGCCTTTCCTAGCGACAATTCGCCACTGTCGCCTGATTGGCCGGAAACGGGCCGAGGCCGCGACACGGGCGAAACAGGGGCACGTGGTGCGATCGGTGCGGCAGGAGACCTGGTCGGAATCGGGCCAAAAGCTGGGGCGGTGGCCGGTTGGACCTGCCTGGCCAGGTCGGTGGTGCCGATCCCCGCGATTAGCTTTTCCAGGCCGGTGCGGATGGTCGCCAGTTTTCGTTCGAGCTGCTTGATCGTGTTGGCCGAGTCCCGGTTGGCCGCACTGACGGCGCGCTCGACCGCCGTGGCAATCGCGCGCTGCGTGGCTGCTGGATCCGCCTGGATAGAATTCGACGGGGCCGGCTGCTTCGATTTCAACTGCTTTTCCAAGTCGGCGATTTTTCGTTGCAGCAGTTTGGGGTCTTCGGCCTTCACCCGTTCGATCGTGGCCTGCATTTCTTTGGTGAGCGACGAGACGTCAATCTCGGCCAGTGTCTTGGGGGCCTTTTTTGTTTCACCAGGCTTGGGTGTGGAGCTGCTGTCGAACGAATGCCGCGCGCGGAACTTGACGCGCTGCAAGGTTTTCAGCCAGCCGGGGGAATAGACCCAGGCTTCGCCTTGCTGCAAGGTCGGCAGGGACTTCATAATTTTGTCGCGATCTTCACCATCGCCGTGATCCTTGACCCAATCGTCGATCACCTTCTTATCTTGCGGCGAAGTGGTTTGCATCGCGATCAGGCACTCGGTCTGCGTCAGGACGCTCTTGTTCAAGACGGCGCTGCGCTGCGTGATCAGCGTGACGCCGATGCCACGGGCACGTCCGCGGCGAACGATGTTCTGCATCGCACCCAGGCATTTGAACATCGGGCCGCCAGCCGCTTGTTGCGGAGCGAACTCGTCGGCCTCATCCACAAACCAGTGGACCGATTCGGTATTGGTGCGATAGAAGCGATCGGCAAATTCTCCGACGAACCGCCGCATCTCGTTTTCGCCGAACGCTGAAACATCCAGAATGGCGGACACCCGTTTGGCCACCAGGAAATCGGCGACGACTGCGCCAGCCGTCGGCTCCAAGGGGATGTCCGCCTTCTTGCCACCAAAAATGATGATCGGATACTTGGTCCGCAGTCCCCAGGCCACGCCGAGCGGGTCCAGCCAAACAATCGGGAAACCGGCCTGCAGCATTTCTTCGGCCATCACACTGGCGGTGTGCGTCTTGCCGGCACCGCGGCGCGCCAACAGCGCGAAGGTCTGTGTGACCGCCTCGACGGGAAGTTTCAGATTGGGAGCCAGGTGCAGCATGAGGATTTAATTGCCGGAGTACCGGCGTTGGTGTTTATTGGCCGGATTACCGGCGTTCAGTTTTGGTGGTTCGATTTGGGACACACGACGCGCTGGCCGAATCTTTCCACGCGCAGTTCGTGGTGCATCGATTTCATTTCCTGGCGCTTGGCCAGCAAGTACTGATTGCACAATTCTTCTTCCGCATCCGTCCGCGGTCCGCGTTGCAGGATCTCGTAAATGGCGGTCGTGGGACCGGGGACTTTTTGTAGTACATCGAATCGCAACTGGGCGTCGTCCAGCGGACTGGAGATCGGCTGGTAGGCGGCGATGTACCGCTCCATCGGTTTTGGCAAGTACCATTTCATGACGGCGTTTGCTCCTGTCGCTTGGCTTGTAGTTCGCCATTGGCCTGACCGATGGCCAACAGCGTGTCGTCGATTTCCTGTTGCACGACATCGCGAATTCGTCGCAGACTACGGAGCCGCTCGTGCCGCGGTAGTTTTTCGTCTTCCGATAGAGCGACAATTTCCGCCACTGCGCGCATGAATCGCGGATGGTATCGCATGTATTCGGCAATCCCCTCGGGAAAAACGGACATGACTACTTGGCCCCTTTCTTGCCGCGCGGTTTCTTGAGCGTCGCAATCTCGGCTGGCAGGGTTTTTGGCAGCGGCAGC